GATCTGAAGCGCATTCGTGACATCGGCGAGTCGATGCTTGCTGATGAAGTGGGTGCCGTCAACACGAGGCAAGGCTCGGTGCGTGATCGCAGCGACTCGCGGCTCTATCGCGATCGTCCGTTGACGAAGCGCCCCAACACGTTGCCTGCTGGTGACGGTGACGCCAAGAAGCGGCAGAACGAGATCGACGCCATCTCTAAGGCGCTCGACGATCTGGACGCCAAGGCCCTCAAGAAGCAAGGCGAGTCGCTCGACAGTCTGCTCAAGGCTGTCGATCTGCAATACAAGGAATTGGGCGATCGCATTGCGAAGATCGGCGGCCCCACGGGCAAGCAGTTTGCCGAGCGATTCCGCCAAGGCATTGCTGATCTGAAGACCGAGATCGCAAAGGACTTCAACGACAAGTTGCTGGCCGAGCAGACCGCGCTGCAATCCAAACTCGAACAACTCGAAGTGCAGGCGGGCAAGAAGCAGAAGAACGAACTGCAGGGTAGGCTCGATGCCATCCGCACGGCGCAAGAGCAGACCTATCGCGACATCGCTGCGCTGCAGACGCGGCTCGTCCAGGCCGGGCAGCCGACAGGTGCTGCGGATGAAATGAAGCGGCGCGTGGATGCGGCTGTCCTCGAACTGCAGAACATCGAGCGCCAGAAGATCGCTCGCGAGCAACTCACGACGCTTGAGAAGCAGTACAACGAAACCATCAAGGTCCGTGACGACCTGATCGCGGCTGTACGCGCCCAACCGGACGTGGGCGCGATCGACGACGTGCAGGCTGCGCAGCAGATCAACTCGATCACGCAGGACTCGTTGCCGAAGATCCTCGAAGCGGCGCAGGCCACGCGCGACTGGGCTGAGGCGTACTTCGCGATCTTCGGTGGTGATCCTGCTCAGGTTTCGTTGTTCCTCTCAAGCCTGGACGCGAGCATCGCCAAGGTGAGGCAGATCCGCACCGAGTTCACAAAGCTCGAACAGACGGCAATCAACGGCGCGATTCAGGCAATCGACGTTGGCCTCAATTCGATGTACGACAACTTGGTCAAGGTGGTCGACGGTCAGCAGTCGCTTGCGGATGGATTCAAGAATGCCGGCGTGGCGTTCCTGCAGTTCGCCGCACAGTTCCTGCGCGAGATCGCCATCATGATCATCAAGCAGGCGATCTTCAACGCACTGAAGAACTCGGGCAACCTGTATCTGCGCGCCGTTGGTGAAGTCGGCAGCGCCAGCATGAAGCACAGCGGCGGCGTGGTCGGAGCGGGCTCATCGGTTCGCAGCCGCGCCGTTCGCCCCGAGTGGTTCATCAATGCACCTCGTTACCACTCGGGCGGGATTGCCGGAATGGCCCCTGACGAGTACGCGACGATTCTGAAGAAGAACGAAGAGGTGCTCACGCAAAGCGATCCTCGCAACGTGCTCAACGGTGGCGGGATGGGTGCCCCGTCTGCCGCTCCGAAGTCGACTCGCTTCGTGCTCGTGGACGATCAGCGGCGCGTGGCCGAAGCGATGAACACGCCAGAAGGAGAAGAGGCGTTCATGATCAACCTGCGGAAGAACATTCCGACGATCCGGCAATTGGTCAAGGGGTGATCGATGGCCGTCACTCCCGCATTCGAGTTCACGGTTCCGTCGCCGCACAACGCATTCTTCACACAAGGCGAGAAGGCAGTGTCGGTGTCGGCCGCACCCGGTGGCGCTGCTGCCCGCACGAACTACTTCCTGAGCACCTGGGCGGATCTTGAGGGTGGTGAGTACCTCATTCGCGTCTTCGCCGTGCAAGCGAGCACGTGGGCTACGTCGATCACCGTCAACAATGTGCGCGTGTTCCTCAACACGCCGCGCGACGTTGGCCCGCACGTGGCTACCATCAACCTGCCCCGTGGTCGTCAGCGCATCGACGTGTTGCTCTCGAACCTGTCCGCATCGGCGGGTTCGTGCTACATGGCGTTCTCGTTGTGGCGGCAGAGCCGACTTGTCTACAAGAGCGAGGCTGCCCCGTGGGTCTTCGATACGGCACCCATCCCCGATGCATCGTTGCCCGAACCCGTTGGCGAGCGGCTGACGCTGCCCGTGTTCGCGGTGCAGCCGAACTGGGCGGACCCGATCATCGAGCGTCTGATGTATTCGACTGAGGTGCTTTCCAGCGAGTCCGACGTGGAGCAACGTCGGAGCTTGCGCACGACGGCTCGCCGCAGCTTCGAGATGTCCTTTGCGCGGCACGGCGCAATCCGCTCGCGCGTCGACACCTTCCTGGCGGGCGTCGGCCGCAACAGGGTGCTCGTACCCATGTGGCACGAGCAGGTGATCCTGCAATCCACGTTGTCGAGCACGTTGAGCATCGCTGACGGCACGATCGCGATGCGAGAGTTCCGCGACGACGGGCTCGTGATCGTGACTGCCAACAACCCCGCGCTGTACGAGGTGCTCACGATCGACACCGTGAACATGGGCACCGGGCTGATCACGTTCACCGCAGCCCCGGTTGGCTCATGGCCGGCAGGCAGCCGAGTCATGCCACTGCGACAGGCCCGGGTGTCGGAGTCGGGCTCGCTCAACAACGTCACAGACGCCGTTGGCACGGTACAGGTTCGCTTCGACTTGGCTGACACGGAGGGCGGTTGGTACTCACCCTCATGGGGTCACGACACGCCTCTGTGGCAGTTTCCGCTTGAGCGAGGCCAGCAGATGTCGGTCGCGCACAATCGAGCAACCGCATTCGTGACCGACGACGAGTACGGGCCCGTCGATGTCTTCGATCTGGATCAGAAGACACGCCTCAACATCCGCGCAGCGGTCACGTTGATCGGTCGCGCTCGCGTCTTCGCTTTCAGGCAGTTCATCGACATGGCGCGCGGCCGGGCCGTTCGCTTTTGGATGCCATCGTTCATGTCCGACATACAGCCGTTGAGCGGCGTCTCGGGCACGACGTTCGACATTCAATCGATCGGCAGTCCGGTGTACATGAAGACAGCTCAGGACTACCGGGCACAGATGGTCATCGAGTTCCTTGATGGCCGTCCGTCCGTGTACTCTGCAATCGACTCGGTGCAGCGGATCTCTGACACAGTGGACAGGGTGACTGTGGCAACGTCGCTTGCTGCCGCCACGAATGCCGAGATTGCGCGGGTGTCGTTCCTGCTACCTGTCCGTTTTGATCAAGACCTGTTCGAGTTGCAGCACCTCGTGGACGGCAGTGCCGCAGTCCGAACATCCGTGGTGATGAGGACAGCCGATTCAACGGGCATGCCTGACGCCTACCCCGTGGAGTAGTGACATGAGTTTCGACGCATTCGAGGTTTCACCGGAAAGCGGAAGGCCGATCGAGTTCTACACGTTCGTCCTCAACACGGTGACGTGGCGTTACACGACAGCAGAGACGGACATCACGATCGGCGCGGATGTCTACACTGCTGCCGCGATTCGAGCCGACTCGGTGAAGCAGACGGGTGAGACGAGCAACGACGCTCGGGCAATCGACGTGCCGTCATGGATCGCGCCTGCACAGGTGTTCATGGGCGGTGCTCCGAGTGCTGCCATCCAGATGACCGTGGGTGTTCGCCACGTCGGCGATACGGAAGTGGTCATTGCCTACGTGGGCGAGATCACTCAGGTCAACTTCCCCATCCCCGGCCGCGCACGCCTGACCGTCGAGTCGCTGCTGTCATCCATGAAGCGCGAGGGCTTACGGCTCGCGTGGCAGCGGACCTGCCCCTACGTGCTCTACGACAGCTTGACGTGCAAGGTGAACAAGGCGACGTACAAGATCGATTTCGTCGTGCTGGCGATCGACGGCTTCAGTGTCTTCGTGGCACTCGACACCACGCAGGTGAATGCGCATTTCGACGGCGGCTTCTTCGAGTGGAACCACCCGATTCGCGGCTTGGAGTACGTTGCCATTCAGCAGCACTTCCAAGTGGCATCGGGCGAATGGAATGCGCAATTCGTGCTGTTCATGCCACCCGGTGAGTTGTTCGAGGGTGCTCGCGGCTCGGCTTATCCGGGGTGCGACTACACGCCCACGCGCTGCCAGTTCTTCAGCAACTACGACAATTACGGTGGCGTGCCCGATCTGCCGGGCCGTTCACCGTTCGACGGCAACCCCGTTTTCTAGGAGCGAAACGTGTCTTGGGAATTCGTCATCTACCTTGCGATCTCGATCATCCTGACGGTCGCTCTGCAGCCCAAGCAGCAGAGTCGGCCACCCGAGGCTTTCGAGGACATCGAGTTCCCACAAGCTGACGAGGGTACGCCGCAAGCCGTGATCTTCGGCGACTGCTGGACAGGCGACTGGATGGTCCTGGCCGTGGGCGACTACCGCACAAGCGAGATCCGCAGCGCATCGGACAAGTGAGATGGACGACCCGATCGTCCGCGTCGAGCACATCCGCAAAGCCAAGTTGTGCGCACGAGGTGTGCGAGCCTGGGCGAAACGGCATGGGTTTGACTACATGACATTCCTGACCAACGGCTACCCGGCCAGTGCGATCGAGGCTACAGGTGACGCGCTCGGCATGCGCGTGGCCGCAATCGCTCGGGCAGAGGTGAATGGTCCTGACGGAGAGGCGCAATGAGCAGTGGTGGCGGCGGCACCGTAATTGGCTACAAGTATTCGTTCGGCATTCACATGGGGTTGTCGCGCGGCCCCGTGGACGAACTCATCGAGATCAAGGTCGGCGAGAAAACCGCATGGCGCGGCTCGATCACTGCCAACGGGAACACCACGATCGATCAACCCGAGTTGTTCGGTGGCGAGCGCGGCGAAGGCGGGATCATCGGCACGTTGACCACGATGTTCGGCGGACCCACGCAGACTGCCCCCACCGAGCTTGCTAGTGTCCTGGCGTCGCCTATGCCGGGCTTCAGGCGTCGCATGACGGTCTTCTTCAACGGGATCGTCAGCATGATGAACCCGTACCCGAAACCTTGGAAGTTCCGCGTTCGCCGCGCCTTGCAGGGATGGGACGGAGACCCGTGGTATCCCGAGAAGGCAGTCATCTCGCTCGTGCGGCCGGTCAGCATTGCCGAGACTGCCGCCAGTTTCGAGACGCGCAACGTGATCAACGTGGAGTCGTTCAATCCGCCGACGCCTGTCCCCGGTGGCGAGTACCCTGCGCAATACACCATGACGATCGCTCCCGGTGGCCCCCTGATCAGCATCAATCGGGTTTATTGGTTGCTGCAAGCACCAGACGCGGGCGGCGGTGGTGAGGCGGCTCCCAGTCCAGGCGACGGCAGCGACGGTGGCGGG